AATTTATATATTGTATATGCTATTGAAAGTATCAATGCAACAAAACTTAATATTTCGTTTGCACTAGCTAAAGTAAAGCCAATAGCTGAACCATTAGCTAATCCTACTTGTATTGTGTCTTTGAGGTCGTTCATTCTTATTATTTTTTGGCTTACTCTCTAAGTAGGATTTCAGCTTAGTTACATTAATTGTTTTTGGTTTATAGTGTTTCTTCATTATGAATAGTCAGATGCGTTTAAAAAGTTTCTTAAAGTAAGTCTAGTTCCCTGCTGTCTAGGTCTTTCTAGGTTCATTCCATTATAGTACGCATTTTGGTCAGGATTAACATCTGCACCTGTGTTCGTATTGTACTCAGGAAAGCTAGAAGTATTATTACAAATATAATCTATAAGTCTTTCTGTATAGTATTGAGCAGTATTAGATACTTCTTCTCTTAAACTTTGACTTTCTTCTGTACTAAGTGCATTTCCAGTCTCAGATGTTTTAGAATAAATATTGCCATTTTCTATCTTAAAACGTAAAAAAGGCACTGCGTGGTAAAATGCCCAATTTGGTAGCATATCTCCAATGTAATCATCTAACAAAGTCTTGTAAGCTTCATTTCCTACATCACCTATTGTTCCTAATGTTATTAATTCTTTTAACTTTTCTGTAAGTTGTGTTCCTAACTTTGGCTCTACGTAAAGCTTTTGTGCCTGACGTACATACGGCAATAATAAGTTAGGGTCAACATTTAGATTGATTGCAGTTGAGTCCTTAAGTTTTTCTTCTGATATAAATAATACGTATGCCATGCTTATCTAGGTTTTAAAAATCCGTTATTCTTCATTCTCTTTGGTGGTCTTGCTACTAAGTTGTCATTCTTTTCTGCTGTAAAACCTTCTGACCTAGCTTTAGTGTAAGATATTAATTGACTAGATGATATATCACTTTTAGCTCCTCTTAAAGAAGTCTTGTAAATCTGACGCAACCAAAAATGGTGACAGTTACCTCCGCCTTTGTAAAGCCAGCAACTATAAGTATCTGCTCCACGAGGTCCCCACCCTGGATTAACTGCTCTATTTCCCATTTGTAAAATATCTTCTTTTCGGTATATCTTTTTAGCCGACATCATTTGTCTGCAAAAATCTCTTGTTTCCCCTTCTTGTTTTAGGAAATTATCTTTAGTGTAAACATATCTAACCTTATAAAATTCATTATCAGATTTATTTGTACCATCTTGACTACTTCTAGCATTCGGTCTAGCTGTTCCTGTTGATGCTAATTCTAATTTTTCATTAGCAATTTCATTCAATACTTGCTCAAAGTTAAAGTCTTGGTGCTCTCCATCTACTACTTCTTCCTCTACTAATTCCCATTCTTCAGGCATATCTTCACCAAATTCTTCAATAAAAGATTCAAGCTCAGTCTTTTCTGTTTTAGCTAGTTTTACATCTTGCTCAACAGTTTCTTCGTCATCTGCTAAAGGTGCTAATCCTATATCTTCTCTAATCTCATCTTGTGTCATTACTTCTCTGATAGTTTTAGAATCAAATTGTACCGTAATAGGTTTTAACTGTACAAATTCAACTTCTAAATCCATATTATTTACAGAGAATATAGTCTGTAAAGTATTTAAGATATTTAATTGAAATGGTCGTATTACAGTATTTATGTAAAAATTAGATGCGTTTATAAGCTCATCTGTATTGCTTGAGAACCCATTTGTACTGTCAATACCCATAAGTGTCTTAGAAGTCACCCTATGAGCTGTGAGGATATTCTGAACGAGTAGTTCTTGTAATGCTAAATATTGCTTATCTGCATCTGATACACTTATTGGTGTAATCTCAGGAGTTCTAGTTTTATCGTCTGAAAATGTTAAAATGAACTTGCCGCTATTTTTAGCACCAACGAATTTGTCAGTAAGACTACGTTCTATTTGGAATCTTTCTTCTTGCGTTGGTATGCCATTAGCAAAGGATATAAAATAAGAACCGCTGAAGCCGTTTTCTATATTGTTTAGATGAAACTCTGCAACTCTTTGGTCTACTAATGCCCAATTACAACCTGCAATGTAATCAGGTGTATGGTATATGTCCATATTAGGAGAATAAGCTCCTGTGTATAATAACTGACTACCTGCTGTTCTATCGTTTACATTAAATGCTGATATTGGATATGGTTTATGTGTTCTAGTATTACTCCAATCAGCACTTATAAAGTAAGTATCTACTTGTCCTAGTTCATTTGGTCTACCTGCCCTTACCCTTTCAACTGGTACGTGATACAGTTCAGCTATTTCTGTACGTTCTCTATTCCATACACAATGTATAGCATAAGCACCCTGAAGCTTAAAATCAAAAGCTATCTTTTTTATTACTTGATGTAATGACTCTTTGCTATTTGCATTTCTTAAAAATTTCTTAAGTCTAACATAAGCATCTAAATTATAATCTTCTTCATTACAAATTAAATCTTCACCTGCTATCATTTCAGCTGTTGCATTTACAATCGCTGCATGAGTTGAACTATTATAGTATAAGTCTATTAAGAATTGAGGATAAAGGTTTTTCCAATCTTCTGTTCCGTATTCTATGTAGTCTTTACCTCTAACCTCTGTGACAACAGGAGCTGTTTGAGTTTCTAAATTTATACTTAAGATATTATCTTTCATTTTATTTGTTTTATATTTCTTCTAATTCATCAGGGTCAACATCAATACCATCTGCATTTTTTGCATAACCTAAAAACGAATGTACGCAATCTGTTGGAAATATTTCGTTAATTCCAAAGTCATATTCTACATTAGTCATTAAGTCATAAAATACTCCAGGATAATATACAGGTGGTGTTATCTCGTGTCCATCTTTATCATACGTTCCTGGTATCTCTACTATTTTACCTATATAGACTATAGCCTGTGTACCATTAATGTATACTTGCTCTCCTTCTACTACTTCATAAGTACCTTTAGCAAGTAAATCTGCATCTCCTTGTGCTTTGTCTGTGTATTGTAATTTATATATGTTCATATTATGTAGTCAAAGAAGTTAATTGAGCATCTGTTAGTGCTGTGGTATATACTTGTAGTTGTTTTACTTTGCCGTAGAAAGGAAACGAACCATTCCCACTATCAAAAGATATTTTATTTATTGTATCTGCTCCAAGCACACTTCCTGATGTGTCTGTTCCAACTTCCGTTCCATCAATCCACAAAGCAAAATCATTAACTTTATACTTAAAAGCAATTTTGTGTGAATTTGTAATAGTTGTTGCAAAGGCTATACTACATTGTGCTACTCCACCGACTTGATATCTTGCAGTAATAACCCCTGTCGCCTCATACCTTAAAACAACATTATTAGAAGCACCACCATCATTTAAAGTTATAAACCTTCGGGCAGTATCTACTTCAACTAAAGCAGAAACTTCAGCAAACAAAACCCCCTCTGTACTATTAATCAAACTACCTATACCATCTCTTGTGAAGATGTCTTGGTTTCTTGTAACTGTACTTCCTGATGTTGTACTTAAATTAGGAATATAAGAAGTTGGATAAGTTCCTTCTTCTATTTGCGCACCCCATAATAAAACACCATCAGTACCATTACCTGTAAAAGATGGATTTCTACCTAAACCTGAAGAAGGAGTTGCAATATTTAATACTCTTGGAGATGCTGAAACTGATGTTTCTGTAATTGTACATCTATACCAATCTCCTATTTTTTCTATTTTTGCACCATTAACATCACCTGAACCTAACACTCCATCTCCTGTTAATTCAAAGTTTTGGTATCTTGAGAGCATTCCTGATGAAGATGCTAATTGAAAATTTGTATATCCAAAAGGTTTAACAAATATACTATAAGTAACTTCTCCAATAGGCATTGATAAATATCCCCAATCATAATCAACATAATGAGATGAAGTACTTGTAGAAGGTATTGCTTTAAAACCAAAAGTTGTTCCGTCAGGAGATAAAACTGTACTTGCAACAATAGTTTCTGTATTAATACTATTCCAAAATGAATAAGTCAAATCTTGTGATGCTGTTAAATTATTAGTCCTCTGTGGCTCTGCTAATATATGTGGACAACCTCCTCCTGTGTAGTCTATACGAGGTACGTTATCTCTTGTAACTTCTTTTAC